GGTGTGCCAGATCCCCGACCCGAACCAGAAGAATCTCAGCAGGAAGACGATGTACTCTTCGGAGATGCACCGGAATACCCCACAAAAAATCCCCGTTATAATTAAATGGAACTCTCCGAGTATTTGCGCGACCCGGTATATGCGGCACTCATCGCCGGTGCGATCACCGCAGGGTACATTCATCTCAAGGCGTATCTCAATAACGAAGGAAAATTGGAACTGAATCAATATACGAAACCCTCCGTGCTCGTCGCGATTCTCGTTTACGTGATCGTACTGAACGGCATTGGTCAAAGAGAGGTCATTTCTAATGAACCTTTCTGACTTAAAGATTAGACCGTACTATTAAGAAAATGGCGTCCGTGACTGCGTTTAATGACATGATGGGTCAATTTCTTGTGGAATTGCACAAGACTTTTCCAGATGAAAAGAGTATCAAGAAGATGCTAACATCGTTCGACCTTCTTAAGAGTACCAACCCCCGACTTCTCGTCGACGGGTTTATGAAGAGTGTGTCTCCCCACGCGGATAGCATCTCTGCGAAGGATGAGTTGTTCATTCTCGTACACTCGAACGATATCGAGTTTCTCGCAGAGCTCGATATCATCAAGCTCTGGAAGCGTATGAGCGATGGCACGAAGAGTGCCGTCTGGCAGTACCTTCAGACGCTTTACATTCTCGGAACGACTATTCAGTCTGTGCCCGAAGATACCCTGTCTGCAATCGAGGCTATGGCGAAGGAGTGTGCCGATAAGATTCAGTCGGGTGGAGAGGGTGAAATTAACCAGGATGCTCTCATGAAGATGATGGGAAGTATGACTGGGATGCTGGGTGGTCTTCCAAAAAAATAAACCTCATCTATATTAAATGAAAGTTTGGTTCGAAGATCCTAAGCAACTTGTCAAGAATAAGAGAATTTTAGACTTCTGGCCAAACAGTAAACAGACACCAGCGGAACGAGTGAATGCGGCGTCTCGATTCATCATTTATGCTACATGCATCTTATTTGTGATTCGTCGTGATCCTCGTATGTTCGTGCTTGGTGCGACGATGCTGTCGGTCATCTATGTCATGTACAAGGCGAATATGATTAAGGAACCATATGGGACGACGGAAAAGATGAACGTGTGTCAGAAGCCCACGAAAGAGAACCCACTCGGGAATGTTCTCATGACGGATTACACAGACGCACCCAATCGCCTGGAGGCGTGTTATTATGCGACGGCGCAACCCCTGGTCAAGAAGTTCAGTAGTGACCAGGTTGCGTACGACATGGGTCGTTCGAGGTCGACCCTTCCCGTGCATAAACGGAACGCCTTTGAGCGTCAGTTTGTCAGTACCCCTGTGACGAAAATTCCAGGCGATCAGACGAAGTTTGCGGAGTGGTTATATGGACCCAAGAACGGTCCCATGTGTAAGAGTAACACGGCGTTTTGTAATCCCGACGCGCGAGGTGTTCAACTCGAAGCTTTTGCCGGGATTGGTGGTGACGGGGACATTCGGGGTCCCAGAGGCGGAGGTCGTGTGAGAGGGGGCGGAGGAACGTATAGTTAGATTATATTCTCATGTAATAATAAATGGCGTATCAGCTTCAACCTGGTCTATCCATCATCGACAACAAAGGTGCTCTCCCCCCTGTCCGGGCTACCGATGAAGTATTTGTGTACCCTCAGCCCAGCCACTTGAATTATGGATCGCGTCCCAATACGATGTTGTATGGCACGGCTCCGTATATGGCTGGAAAGGGTGCTCCCGCCCAGTTCATCGATACCAGCGATCAACTTCGCCCCCAATCCACATCTCGATTCAACAAGACTATCGTTCAGACCTATGAGCGTAACCTGTTTCCTCTCAACAACATGGAGTGTAAGGTTCCTCTTCGCACCATGAAATATGAGCCCTCTAGTACTCGTGCNGATGTTCAAAATGGTCTTTTTCAGAAAAGGTACGTTAATAAAAATGTCAGTAAGAAATAAGAATGGCTGATCCTATTTCATTGTTAGCCGTAGCCGGTCTTGTATATGCTGGAAGGACNCTGTCCAACAAAACTGAAAAATATAGCCCAGAAGCGAAGATCGCGATGACGAATGATGGCATGGGTGCGGCCGCGCCTAGTTTCAAGCAAAATGATTTCGTGTCGCGGGTCGAAGTCCCCTCCAAGAGGGAGATGGAGAGTTTCGCAGTCATCGGTCGCCAACAACGTAGTGGTGGTCAAGAGATTCTCGACATGCGCAACCGTATGTACGATCAGGGTCGCATGAACAACCTCTCCCCAGTAGAGAAGCAACTCGTCGGACCAGGTCTCGGTGTCGATTCGAACGTTCCCGCGGTCGGTGGATATCAACAGATGTTCCGTGTCAATCCTATCAACGTGGGTGAGTACCGTCTCACGACTTTACCAGGCCGTTCCGGTCCCGCTGTGGATGTCACAGGTGGCCGTTCGGCGAAGGTTGGTCAGCTCACACATAACAAACCTGAAACGACTGCCTATCTTCCTTCTCGTTTACCTACCATGGCTGGTCGTGCTCAGGGCATGACTGGTGTCGTCCCTCGTAACGAACACGAACGAACCAAGCGAACCACGAACCGTTCGGAGACGGGTCTACGCAGTGACGGTCTCGGGTACAACGGTGCGAAGCGTCTCGTATCGGCGCAGACACTCGCCCAGGATCCCACCCGGTTTAAGGCGGATCGCAACGATGAGCAGTACAGGTACAACAACCAACCTGCACCCGGTATTCACAGTTTCCATGGTGCGTACGCGACTGGTGCCGCCAGCCGTGTCGCGGCCAAGACGAATGATGAGCTCATGAAGTATGGTTTCCGTCCCGAGGATCGCCGTGGTAAGCCTAACCGCATGGGTAACGCGGGTCGCATGAACGTCCGTGAGAGTGCCCTCAAGCAGGGTGGTGCCCTCACATCGGTTCGCTCAGACACGAGCCGAATCGACGGTCGTGTGAACGCCGCGAACGGTGGTTGGACACAGCAATATCAGAGCAAGACGTTTCATCAGTTTAACCCATACAAGGGTAACGAAAATCCTCACACCAAGCGTCTCGATATCGCCGCGAACCAGCTCAAGAATAACCCTCTCGCGCATTCCTTGTATAATTAAGACTATATAGAAGTGACGAAAACACTCATTAAAATATTGTGCATCTATTTTAATGAAGGTCCATAGCCTCTCTATCGATAGCAGTCAGCGTGACACGAACGTGTATGTACACGCGAACAGTTATGTCGTGGCACTCGAAAATCCCATTTATGATGTGACAGAATTTAAGCTCGTATCTGCCCGAATTCATACACCACAACTCGCGACGTGTTCGACGAACAAAACATTCAGTGTAGACGGTGTTGATATCACCCTCGATGAGACGAATTATACGAGTGGTACAGAACTCGCTTCGGACCTGGACCTGAAACTTGAATCTTCGAGTAACGTGGATACCGTGACGTTTGATTCGGATACGAATAGTCTCATCTTTTCAAACACTGGGACTGGTGATAACCCTTTTACGTTTGAATTTTTTGATGGAACGAATGGATACACAGATACATCTTCTCGTGTGACGACACCGCATCAACTCATGGGATTCGCGTCGGATAATTATACGTCTGTGAATAAACAAATTCGCTCCGGTGCGATCAATCTCGAGGGTCCAAACTCTATCATGTTACGCGTGACATCCGGATCAGATGAATTCACACAGACTGTGTACACGTCTACACCGTTTTACACGGGTCATATTCTCCTGAACGGTTCGGATGTCATAAACATTCATGGTGGAGACGATCCGATTGTGCACAGGTTTCACTCGGGTCCACAAAAAATCATAAAAGAGTTGAAGGTTGAATTCTTTTATATGAGTCATGGGAGACTCATTCCATACGATTTCAGGAATCAAGATCACGTTTTGAAATTTGAGGTGACATGTTCTACNGACAAGCTTGAAGGATTGACAAAAGTAACACTCCCAAAAAACGANGTTACAGAGAAAATAAAGAACCCGGTGACTGAGGTTCTTTATAACCAAGAGGTTTATATTTATATAGGTATCATATTGTGTGTTGGTATGGTACTTATGCTCCTGATGCGAAGTGGACCGATTAGCGCGAAATAGCGTACACGGGCTGCGCGGGCTTGGAGACGCGAGTAGACACGGTGGAGATCATCATGTAGACCGCGATGGACAGGAGAGTGGTGAGCACAGCGGTGAGCGCGTACTGAGCACCACCGTTCTTGGGCACCTTAATCACCTGGTTGATGATGAAGCGAACGACATCCATCCAAGACATCGCCGCGGCGAAAGAGAAACCAGCGACGATCGCGTTGAGCGACTGGGTCTCGAGCTCCTGAGTAACAAGGGTGACAGTTTGCATGGCCGCCTTCATTGTGAATAGTATACTATAGGATAGGAAAATTATTTATTCGGGTAACAACTCTTCTTTTGATATTTTCTTATACTTGGTTTTTTTAGTCGTGAAGAGCTGATCGTCGCCTGAAACATCCCCACTAGAGCTACTCTCCGAGTCATCGTCGCCATAGACGTGTAACTTTACACCAGAATCACAAAAATTCCAACCCTCAGGCTCCCATGTGCTCATTACTATTAATAGCATTTTTTAACATCCGTTCTGTCGGATTTTGGGGCTCCCACGCATCCCAGCGGTCGTAGGCGTCGTTCACCTGAAGAAGTAGGGGATCTGTTCCCGCGTACCGTACAAAGGGAGGACACTCGTCGACAGTGACCACCTCCATATCGTCATCGTCTGAGTCATCTGCATCCTCGTACACTTCTGGGAACGTTGGTCCCACTGTGTTACCGACTGTGTACATCACACAATATTTCATCGCATATTCCATGTCTTCTGAGAGGAGCGTATCCCTCCCACACGCCTTGGAATATTCGGCCGCGAGAAGTGTCCCTCGCTCGAGCACGGGGAGAAGAAGGTTTGTCATCGTCTCGATGTATTGTTCTGTCATGGCGTTTCCACCACCACCGAAACCAGTTTGCATGTTCATCTTTAGTATTTGAGTGTAAAAAGAGTTTTGGCAATTCCCTCACCGACGCGAAGGATGTTGTGATTGAGCGCGTACACGCGAATTTGTCTCGCGAAATCGGGGCAGGAAGTCAAATTGACGTACAAAACCTGTTCTTTGATGTTACTTAGGTTGACTTGTCCCGTAGGATACGATTCTTCCGGCTGGAGGGCAAAACTGTACGAATAAAATCGTCTGATGAGCTGGGTCTTCGAATGATGAATCGCCGCCTGAACCGCCTTGAGGAATAGAACNGTCCCCGTTTCTTGGGTGATGATATCTTCACCATCGAGTGAGAGTGTCAGGTAATTCAGGTTCTCATAGAGAATGCGCTTGTTGTCCGCCGTGAGCGCCGTGTTATCGTAATCGAATGGGGTCACGAAGTTCCCCTGTGTGACACCATCTCCNGTCGTTCCCTGCCTCTGAATCACGAAGTAGATCTCNTTGACTGGATTTCTCAAGTCGAGGTTAAANTTACCTTCATTGACACCCGCTCCGACATCGAAGACATTCTGTTGAACCTGTGTGATGATATAGTCCTTTTTCATCTTCTGAAGTTTCTTTCGCTCCGCGGTGTCGAGAAACACGACTTCTGTACACAGTTGAAAGTTTTTGATGTGTATGTCTGGGGGTGAAGTCACTCGATCACCACCGATACCTACCATGATGTCTTCGGGTTTCCGGAGTGTCACTTCGACTTCAACTTCTTGTTTCGTGATGGCACACAGAGGAATAGCGAGCTCGGGGTGGTTGTAGAAGTAAAAGGGTAGATCGACGAAGAAGTTTTCATCCGAGTCAGCACCGAGCGTTCCGTGAATGATGATACCTCTATTTGCCAACCCTCCACCTGTGAGCACTTCACCAACCTTTTTGTCCGTCGTTCGAAGTGGATACTTACCGATGAGTTGTTCGAGCGCCTTTTGTTTCGTTTGGGTCACGTTGTGTTCTGAATAGATTTGAAGGTAATCACTNTGCAGTCTCTGAACGATCGTACCACCGATGATAAGATCGANGTNATCGATGATGGCNTGCCCCACGGATTCGACGTATACGGGTGAACCAGGAATCTCTGGAAGAGTCATTTTGATACTCAACGTCTTCAACAGGTCACCTTGATTTTGAGGAATCTTGAAACGAATCTTTTGTCCGAAATCGACTGCATTTTCTGAATCGATATCGATGTACTGCGTCGAAAAGTTTGCATGTTTCTTGTGTGCCTCTACGAAATGACTGTAATCTGGATTTCTCGTGAAATACCGGTCTTGAGACCCAGAGGTCATCAGCTGAAGCTGTCCAGCCATTACTACTATAGCCCCCTAAAATTTTAAACCCGCTAAACCATTTTCGAATCGTAACACGTTGTAATTCACAGCGTACACACGTGTATCATTCTCGACAAGTGGATTGGATGGTGTGATGTCGATCGTAAACAGCTTGTGCGAAATACGACTCATGTTCACCTGTCCTGTCGGGTAATGTACTTCTGGTCGAAGTGAGAACGAATACATACCAAACTTGGAATTTGTCGATGCTTGGGGGGCGTTGACGTAATGTTTCAAAGCCTGTTCGTATGTGAGAAACAGGTTTTCACGGTTGAAGACAACTTCATTGTTGAATCGGAGTTCGGCGTTCGTGATTGTGTTGTATTCATTTGGAAAGTTGTTTTGGACAGCATCATCCGATTGTGACACGAAGAAGAGTTCTTTGACGGGATGTACAAACTTGAGCATGACAGACTTTTTGTTTTCACCNGGTTTCATCTTAAACTTCGCGAGTTGAAGTTGTGTGATGACGTAATCGATGGGTCTGGATACGAGGAATCCCTTCTCATCATCCATGAGATAGACAAACTCCGTATCCATCGAAAACTTCCGGATGGATGCGCTAATACTCTCGGGTGCACCGAAATGGATCAGTTCGGAGAGGGGTCTCAATTTAATTCGAACTTCGACGATCTGTTTTGTCAGGGCACACGTCGGTATAGAGAGTGATGGATGCCTGTAAAAGTAAAATGGAATGTCCATGAAATACGTGTACGTTCCTGTGTACGACAGGAGATTACCNTGTCCATTCAGGAAATACAACGTCTGTTCAATATCATCGTTNGTGCTATTCAANTGCTGATGCATGTAAATGTACTCCCCTGTGATCTTCTCGATGACCTGGCCACCGATGACCAACTCTGCGTAATCGACCATGTGTGTGAGTATCGATTTAGACCAGGAATTCGCTGTGGGACTTGGATCGGAGAGGGTCACTTTCAGTGTGAAGTTCTTGATGAGATCACCTTTATCACCGGGTACACGACACGTGAGTAAACTTCCGAAATCAGTCTTTCCGTCAAATTGACTCTCGATGTAATCGAAAGAGAACTTGGTATGTCTCTTGAATCGCATCAGGAAGTACGAAAATTGTGGTTCACCAGTGAGCCATTGGTCTTGGATTCCTGTGGTGGCGATCCTGAGTCGACCTGCCATTCCTACTCTATATGAGTAAAATTTTGCTAAATAAAACGAAACACTACAGTAGAATGAACCTTCAGTTGAAGAAATTCAAACCTGAGACGATCAGTGACGATCGGGTTTGTGTGTTTATCGGGAAGCGAAATACAGGTAAATCTACCCTCGTGAAAGATATCATGTTCCACAAGAGACACCTTCCAGCCGGGATTGTCTTGTCGGGTACAGAAGAGGGAAACCACTTTTATTCTGATTTCATCCCAGATTTGTTCATTTATGGTGACTACGATCGCGATGCCATAGAGCGGGTCATGTCTCGACAACGTAAACTCGTCGGTGAAGGACGAAATAACTGTGGCGCTTTCATGCTTTTGGATGATTGTATGTATGATAGTAAGTTTTTGAAAGATACGTGTATACGACAATGTTTCATGAATGGGAGACACTGGAAAATCTTTTTCATGTTGACGATGCAGTACGTGATGGATCTACCACCAGCCCTTCGAGCGAATGTCGACTACGTGTTCATTCTTCGTGAAAACATCATTCAGAACAGAGAGAAACTNTATAAATCTTTCTTTGGTATCTTTCCCTCTTTCGACATGTTCTGTAAGGTGATGGATGCCTGCACTGAAAACTACGAATGTCTCGTGTTGGACAATACGGTCAAGTCCAACAAGATTCAAGATTGTGTGTTTTGGTACAAGGCGTCTATACGAAAAAACTTCAGGGTCGGAAGTCCACAACTGTGGAACATGCACAAGAAGATGTACAACCCGAAACACATCACACAGGCAGACCAGGATGCTAAGAAGGCGACGAAAAAGACGAAATTGACAATCACTAAAAAGAAATAACTGCGTCACGTGTTTCATGAGAAAACATAAGCGTATTATAGTATCATGGCATCCAACGACGTCCCNACGATGAACCTTTTCGATGACGGTGAAGGTATGGTTCCTTTACAGGAGAACAANAAACCGTCTACAGCGTTTAAACAACCTGAAAAAAATATGAGTACAGATAAAGACACGATGGATTCTACTCCCATTAACGATATCATGATGGAACCCCAAATGATGGCCGAAGACCCCAGAGTGGCTCCCCAGATGCCTATGGCGCAACATCAAATGGTCTCTTCGCCCGCTCCCCAAAAGGTTGAAGTTCCTGAGAGTAAGAACCCTCTTAACCTTACCGATGATCAGCTCATCTCGCTCATCGTCGCCGTCGCTACGGGTATCGCTGTGAGCAAGCCTATCCAAGATCGTCTCGCGACCTCTATCCCCAAGTTCCTTAACGAACAAGGGGGTAGAAGTATGATTGGTCTGGCTTCGACCGGTGCGATCGCCGCCATCATTTTCTTTATCGCGAAAACCTACATTATTAAGGTTTAAGCATTCGGCTGCATCATGTTGTTGTAGATCGAGTTATCGATACCACTAAAGTAGGTGGCCAGAGCGCCTATGGTGAAGGCACCGGCGAGTACACCACTCAATTCCAGATGCTTCTTTCGATCACTCTTATGAAAGTTCTTGACCGTATCCTTCGACCGCTTCCACCATTCGTTCACCGCGAACACGATGATGAGCGCGAAGAGGGACGACATGGCGAAGAAAGAGCGATCGACCGCAAGACGGGGGAAATCACCGACGATCGCGCGAGCGGCGTTGGGGATGACGACGGTGAGGAACACGAGGTTCATGTAGTAGTTGTCAAAGTGCTTGGGAACTTGTGTCACGGCGTAGAACACAACCCACGAAAAAATCGCTGCGACGAGATCATTGACAGGCGTTTGCATTTATAGTATTCCGAGATTTTATTTATCCTGAATGTACTGACCACAGAATTTGGTCTTGTCTGGTAATCTCGTGTAGATTCCGATCGATTCACAGATACTTCGTAGTTCGGCGTAGTTTTTCCAAAAGTTGGTCGAGTGGTCCCATTCAGGGACGGTACTATGTGCGAGTTCGTGGATGAGGACATGCATAATCTCATTCGTGTCACCATCTAGACACAGTGTGATGTCAGCACCTTTATTCACGTTGTAGCCTACTGTTCCGGACATGCGTTTGAGACCGGTGATGGGTATAGGTCGGACGAGGACAGCAAATTTTTCATTCTCCGTCTCCTTGAGGTGATTTCTGAGAATCCTGTAATTTTCCTTGACCTCCTTGAATTCCCTTGGCTCCCGGATCTGAAACAATATGAAAAGATTGATGAGGATCAATACGATAAAAGGTATCATCTGTTATATACAAAGATAAATTTACTATACAACTCTGAGATGGGATTTCCACAAAGTCCCTCCCAAAGCTGTAACTTAAATCCTAATTCTTCTAAATGTGTGATCAAGAGGTCTTTGTAAGCGACCGGCTCGGATTTTGGCCCTTCTGCGTAATATGGTGTGTCGGTGAGATGAACGAAAAGTTTCTCACCGAAACCACCGTTTCCGTGATCTTTGAGTTTGAAAAAGTTCCCCATCTCATCCTGTAACGGTGTCTTGAAGATGATCTTTTCGGAATCCGGAATGATACCGATGAGATGACCACCTGATTTAACGCGTTTCCTGATTTCATGGATTGAATCGAAGAAAAGATTTCTCGTGGCGAAGATGTAATGGAGCGAAAAGTTGAAACAGACGACATCAAACTTTCTCTTTGGACACGCGTGTATGTCCCCCTCATAGAAGTTTACTCGCATGTGCATATTNTTTGCTCGTGATTTAGCCTCTACGAGCGCCTCTGGCTCAGGATCACACATGTTTATGTTTACACCACACTTGTGCCACTTCTGAAGATCACCACCGAATCCACAGCCAACATCCAAAATGTGCTGACCTTCACGAGCCACGGACTGAATCAGAGCCCGTTTGGCATCGTTATGGTTCTTACGAATCTCTTCCATGTTCCTTACATGACACAAATCTTTAACGCTACTTAGGGCTTAAAGTTTAAAGGAGTAAAAGAGATATAATGTCTCTCGAAACCGACTACACTACCGTTCCCGGACAGGTTTTCGCGTGTCTCTCGATCATTGGTCCTGAGGCGCCCCAGAAGAATGATAAGTTTGGTATCAAGATTCGTGGTGCTTTCGCGACTCGTGATGAGGCGGCGAACCACGCNAAGCGNCTNCANAAGGAAGATCCCACGTTTGACATCTACGTCGTCGATCTTTACAAGTGGCTTTTGATTCCTCCTGACCCTACGAAGATTGAGGATGTGCACTATACCAACGATAAGCTCGAGGAGATCATGACTGGTTACAAGGAGAATCAGGCCCAGGCGGCGCGCATGTTTAACGAGCGTAAGCAGGCGATGATGGATACCAAGGTTCTCCCCACACCCGGTGACGAAAACTCTCAGTTTTACACCAAGCCCGATGAGGCGCCCATCTCTCACCCCGCTGAGGTTCTCGAGCGTCTCAAGAAGGAGAAGCCGGACGCGAATATGGAGGATCTTGTCAAGGAGGCGGATGCCATCGTCGCGAAGGAGGTTGAGGAAAGGCGGAAGAAGCGTGAGGAGGATGCGAAGCTCGGTGACATCAAGGAGGAGGAAGAATAATTTTCACATACAATAACAAATGATGGACATACTCGTGACGGCGATTATCGTCAGTGCCGTCTTTATTTTGTTCTTTATCGAGGGAAGTAAAAAAAAGAAAAAGGTTCAGAAAAAACCAGAAGCGAGTACGACTGCTGGTTTTGTCGAAGATACGTATAGGGATCCGTTCATTAATCATTTCATTCCTCCGAAGGTTGGAAACATAGGGAAGTTTGTGCCATTCTCAAGCGTACCTGAGGATAACTGGTTGCATGGTTTTCCCCATAAAAAAGCCGAGTAAAAAAACAGCGAACGCGATGATCCATGTAGACTTGTCTACGTTTTTAAAAAGATCGAAACCCTCTTTTTCTTGGTGATACTGTGGCGGAGGTTGATGAAAATAGTACTCCTCTTCATGAGGCTTCTCATTACTTTCATCTTTCTCATCCGGAACATTCTCGAGTACAGGGTTGTATTCAATGGGATTACCGATATCCGTTTCCATTTTCTAATATAGATTCTGTTTTTTTTAAGCGTCTTCTTCCTCACTTTCACTCTCGTCATCGACTACAAAATCCTTGAGGTTACCGTTTTCGTCCGCGTCATCGTCGTCTTCCTCCTCTGTCGAATACTCTTCCTCATCGTCTGTGTCAATCCCTGAATCGATGTCAGTGTCATGTTCGTCGGTCGCGTAATCATCTTCAAGAACCGTCTCTGTGGGCTGAAACAGCACAGGTTTCTTTATCTGTCTTCCGGAACGTGTACGAGTCGCTACGACCATTTAATAATAGTACGTATTATTGTTTAAGTAGTTTTACGAGGCGAGAGTCCACGAGTGTATGTGTTCTCGCCTTATTCTTCTTTCCTTTGCAAAGCGGACAGTGTTGTGTGATTTTATTCCCACTGATGACATACGACATGACTGAATCCGGGTGATTTCCCTTGATGGATTCGCAATACGAAGAGGTTGTGAGAGCGACGTGACTTGTCTTGTCTCGCCTGATGTTTACGATAGACGTGTTCTCCTGCCCGGGCATAAATCTCTTGATGAATGCTTCGACGAGCGGTTTCGCTTCCGTCTGCTTAAATTGTGGCTTCTCTACAAACTTTTTGATTTCCGGACACTTTTGAAGTTCTTCTTTTTTAGGGTACAGTCGGTCTATGATTGGTCGTGGAAGCTCGTGTCGTCGCCCACAAAAGTCTTTACAGAATCCGTCTCGACGTCCGCGAAGCGTTTCACATTTACAGAAACACTTTTGAAGAATCAACTTTCCACTGATGATGAACCAAACATGGTTCGAGTTATGACCTCGTTTTAGATTTTCACAGTAATTGGAGTTTGTGGCGGCGAGAAACATGTTCTTGTGTTTGAAAAGCTTGGTGATGTAGGCATCCGATTGTCCCTCGAGATTCTTACGGACGAACGCTTCGATGTCGGATTTGAGTTGTTCATCCTGGAGTTCATCCTTCGTCTCTTCTTCTGTGAACGACCCCTCACGAACGGGTGTGGATGGTGGTTGTATGAAGGCGTTCTGGGGAGCATCCGTTCGAATGGCGGACATCTTCAAGAGTTCAACATCCGGTTTCGGGTCGACACGTATGATCGTACTCAGGGGTTCGGGTGTGTACATGAACACGGGAAGGTACGCGAGCTGATTCACTTTCCCCTTTTCACACTGGGTACACCCTTCACCGTTACACGCTTCGTGTTTGGCTCTCTTGTAGGACCACGGCATACGAAAACCACTCCCTTTCGTCTTTCTTCGAAGGTCGCCGTACACCGCAGAATCGATGATATCGTTCCAATCGACAGAACGTTTCGCCGTTGAGAGAGCGATGAGGACGTGTTCCCGGAGGGCGATCGCAGACGCCTGATCCACTACGAAACCNGGCCAATTCAAGTGTACACCAGTCTTCGTGAGNGCTCCACACTTCTTCGGGGGTGACACGGAGATGAGACACTTTTTACCACCATGACGTTTCACCTTGTCACAGATGATTTTACAGACGGACTTGATTTCATCAATCGAGAGAGATTCTTGATCCTTGTAATCGATATCGATGAAAAAGTTGTAGACAGGAGTCTTCTGTTCGACGACAAAAAGTTTTTCGTCATTTGTTACCGCCTCTATGTACTTGTCGTAAAAGTCGTTCAATTTATCAAAAGGCACGGAAAGGACACCTCCGTCCATGAGCACATGTGATAGATTGGTAGCACCATTAATTTTTTGAGTCGCACACCAACTCTTAAACATACCTGTTTATATATCGTCTCCTCTAAACCACTTCATCACCGAAACATCCTGAAACTCTTTTTTCTCCGAGAGATCCTTTTTGATGACTAGAAGTTCGTATACTGTTTTAGACTCGTTCTCATTTCTCCACTGAGAAATCTCTTCGTCACAGAGACCTCGGTTCTTCGCGAGAAGATCTTCGATCTGATGTAAGATGAAAGCCTTGGACTTCATTATTTTATAGAGAAGGTTTTTCTATTCAAAGAACTTATACACGAATAGAATTCTGGGTTTTTGATGACATTGTCCACGATGAGCTTCCAGCGCTTACGTGCGTTAAACTCTTCGAGTGTATCAAAACTCATGAAATCATTTTCGTCGTACGTCTTTTTGTATGGTTGATGAAGCGCCTTCTTGACGGATGTCTTTTGTTTTTCGTCGTAAAACTTTCGAATCATCTCATGTTGTTGAGACCTCGTGTAGTTTACGAAGAATATAAAGACATTGTATTCGAGTTCAACCGTCGGACTCTCCTTGTGTATAAACTTAAATTCTGTGTACTGACCATTTTTCAGAGATACGATCCCTCTCGTCTCTTCTTCGAGTTCTCTGAGAGCACATCGTAACGGGTTATAAATTTCTCTCCGCCTGCATCCTCCTGTGACAAAAATCCACTCCTTAAATCTCCAATCGCGGACAGTCAAGAACCTTGGCCTGCCATCCGCGAAGCTGACCGGTATAGCAATCGCTTTGTACTTTTTCATTGCGCATTCGCAAGTTATATTAAGCGGACATGTTAATTCCGGGCGTTTTCACTTCTTCGACGGGCTCCTCGTCGGCATCATCATCATCGTCGAGATCGTCACCGTCAATCCCGTTAAGCTTTTCCATGACATCCTCAGAAAATTCCCTGAGTTCATAGAGTTCCTCCTTGGTCTTATTGAGCTCGCGAAGCAAGAATATGATACCGATGACACACACGGCGGTGGCGATCATCATCATGTTTTCGTGGTTAAACGGAATCATATACTTGTGTATAGTTTTTTCTTTTTAAGCATTCTACAGCACAGCACCCATACGTGCGGTTTCGTACGGAATCTGGACACGCTCTTGTTCGACCGGTGACTGTGCCTTGGGCTGACCGATGAACGTTTCGAGCGTTCTGGACTTGGGATCGTACGTCAATACAAAAACGATGGCGAGAAGGAAAATGAGATTCCACATGTACTATTTAGTTAGAATATAAAAGGCCACCCATACCATTCTCGATACGGAGGACGTTGTAGTTGACCGCGTAGATGTCCTTGTTGACCGAAGCAGTATCATTCACGATACGAGCAGAGTCAAGGCGGGAGAAGTTGAGGGTACCGGTAGGCTGGAGCTTACCCGTCTCGAGGCAGAAGGGGTACGTGAACAGCTTGGTGGAGGGGGTACCGTTGGCATGGGAAGTGTGGTAGTAGAGGGGCACGGTGGTGAAGTTGGGGTTGGCGAACTTGAAGTCGGCCACATCAGTGCCGTTGATCTGGAGCTTGAGCTTGTTGTTGTCGCCGAGGATGGCGAGGGCAGAGGTATCCGCCGACGCCAAGTACTTGACGGGGTGGTTGAAGTTGAGCTCCTGCATTTTCGAGCCGGAAGAGATCGCCTTCTGGACCTGGGTGATGAGCATGTTTTGGGGCTTGGAGGCGAATACCTCACGCTCCTGAGTATCGAGGTAGGCGTAGTTGGCGTAAACGTCCCACTTGAAGTTGTTGTCCGCGGCGTTGGGACCCCACGTGATGCGGAGCTCGACATCGTGGTACTGGAGCGCGATGAGGGGGAGGGCGGTCTGCCAGTTTTCACAGAAGGCGAACCGGAGAGGGTAGAACCGCTCGGAGGCGGCACCGGTATAGAGACCACCAGCGATGGACTTGGAGGAGGAGGTGGCCGAAAGAGTAGGGGCGATGAGGGTCGAGTAGACGGAGTCCTGTTCATCGATGAGCTGACCACCGATGAGGAGCTCCACCTTGGAGATGACCGTCTTCCAATCGGCGACGGTTTGGGTCGCGGTACCGTTGTTGGGTACGAGGTAGACATAGTTGAGCATGTCACCCTTGCGCTCGAAGCGGATGGTGGACATACCGTTGTTCGAGACGTTGCCCTGAATGACCTGACGCTCGACAGTTTGGG